TCTAAGTATTACCAAAAAAAGTATAGAGGTCAAGGCAGGTAAATAATTTATATCTTTGTATTAATTAAATTTAATCAAATGGATATTCGTAAAATATCAATAGGGCCAAACTATAAATCTGATGCTATGCATTACATAGTAGGTCAAGAGGTGTTAGGTGGTAAATATTTTATACACTTAATTCAATATGTAGAGAGAAGTGATAGTATAAAAATCTGGATACAAAGAGAGGGAGAGATATTACTCTGGAAAGAGTTTAACTCAAATATGCCAGTGTCAATTGAATATAATATAAACTTTTAATGAGGTCACCTTTTTATTTTATCGTTAAACCACTTGATGATAAAAGATATACCAACACAAAAAATATTGATGGTATTGATTTTATTACAAGCACCTCTGAAGAAAACCATAAAGCTTCAAACAGACAAGGTGTGGTTGTAGCTACACCACTTGGTTATGATGGAGAGATAGAAGTGGGAGACTTACTTTTAGTACATCACAATGTATTTAAATTTTACAATGACATGAAGGGTAGGCAGAAAAGTGGTAAAAGTTTTTTTAAGGATAATTTGTTTTTTATAGAACACGACCAGTTTTTTATGTACAAGCATAATGACCAGTGGGTTTGTCATGATAGATATTGTTTTGTAAAACCTGTGCCTGTTGAAGAATCATTTATAATGAAGCTTGGAAAAGAAGAACCATTAATTGGTATTATGAAATACCCAAATAAATATTTATCTTCACAAGGAGTCAACAGTGGAGATAGAATTTCATTTAAACCAAATAGTGAATATGAATTTACAGTAGACAATGAAAAGTTATACAGAATGTTTGACCATCAAATAACTATGAAACTATGAACTCTGAAGAATTAAAAAGAGAAATTATACACGCAGGTCGTAGAGCTGTTGAGCAGCTAATAAAGGTAGCTAAAGAAGATATTATAAAGCCCGACCCTGATGATGAACTGGCGGCAGATAGATTAAAGAACGCAGCAGCAACAAAGAAGCTTGCTATATTTGATGCGTTTGAGATTCTAAATAAAATAGATTCAGAGGAAGAGGAAATTAACTCAGTTGGTAAGGTAGATAAAACAAACACAAAACAAGGGTTTGCAGAACGAAGGTCAAAATAAATTATATCACGTAATAAAAGATTACATACCTAAGTCTGTTCTGACTACAAAGAATAGAGCTAAGACGTGGTTGTACGGATACAATGAAAAGTATGATATTGTAGTTGTGTCTAAAAACGGTACGATAGGTCAAATAATAAACATTAACGGCTTAGCCATTGCTTTTCCAAAAGAGCCAAAGGAAATGTTTAAACGTTCTGAGAAAAAAGAAGAACAGTATTGGGAAAGAGAAGAGTTGCCTAAAGATTTATCTAGGATTAATTCTATATTTCAATGGAATGACAGGCCTTCTGTTTTTAAAAATAAATGGGTTGATTATATAGAAGAAGAGTTTGATAGAAGAGAGTTGGGTTTTTGGTTTTACAATAATGGAAAGCCAACATATATTACAGGCTCTCATTATATGTATCTGCAGTGGACAAGTATAGATGTGGGGTATCCAGATTATAGAGAAGCAAATAGAATATTCTTTTTGTATTGGGAGGCGTGTAAAGCAGATAATAGATGTTTTGGGATGGATTATTTAAAGATAAGACGTTCGGGGTTTTCTTTTATGGGGTCATCTGAGTGTGTTAATACAGGAACGCTAGCTAGAGATTCTAGAGTTGGTATATTATCTAAAACTGGTTCGGATGCAAAAAAAATGTTTACAGATAAAGTTGTGCCTATAGCAAACAGACTTCCGTTCTTTTTTAAACCTATACAAGATGGTATGGATAAGCCGAAAACAGAACTAGCATTTAGAATACCTGCGTCTAAGATTACTAAAAAGAATATGCACGAGGTAATGAATGAGGAGCTTACAGGTCTTGACACTACGATTGACTGGAAGAACACAGATGATAACTCTTATGATGGTGAGAAGCTATTACTTTTAGTACACGATGAATCAGGTAAATGGTTAAAGCCAAACGACATTCAAAACAACTGGCGTGTAACTAAGACTTGTTTAAGGTTGGGTAGTAAGATAATAGGTAAGTGTATGATGGGGTCTACTTCAAATGCGCTTAGCAAAGGGGGTGAAAATTTCAAGCGTTTGTTTGAGGATTCAGATTTAAAAACTCGTAATGCGAATGGTCAGACTAAATCAGGACTGTATAATCTTTTTATTCCAATGGAATGGAACATGGAAGGATTTATTGACAGATACGGTATGCCTGTCTTTAGAAGACCAGAGAAAAAAATTAGAGGTGTGGATGATGAGTGGATTACCAATGGAGCAATTGATTATTGGGAGGCAGAGGTAGATTCATTAAAAAAAGACGCTGATGCCCTAAATGAATTTTATAGACAGTTTCCAAGAACAGAGTCACACGCATTTAGAGATGAAAGTAAATCCTCTTTATTTAATTTAACAAAGATATATCAGCAGATAGATTATAATGATTCTTTGATTATGGAACATCACATGACAAGAGGCAGATTTTATTGGAAGGATGGTGTTAAAGATTCTGAAGTTATTTGGACTCCAGATTCTAGAGGACGATTTAAAGTATCGTGGATTCCTAACAAAGGGCTAACTAATAAAAAGATTCAAAAGCATGGAGTGTACTTTCCTCTTAATGAACATATAGGAGCATTTGGGTGTGACTCGTATGATATATCTGGAACAGTAGGAGGAGGAGGTTCTAATGGAGCTCTGCATGGTTTGACTAAGTATAATATGGAAGAAGCTCCGAGCAATGAGTTTTTCTTGGAGTATGTAGCTAGACCTCAGACGGCGGAAATATTTTTTGAAGAAGTATTAATGGCTTGTATATTTTATGGGATGCCTATTCTTGTTGAGAACAATAAACCTAGATTATTGTATCATTTTAAAAACAGAGGGTATAGAGGTTTTAGCATGAACAGACCTGACAAGCATTACAACAAATTATCAAAAACAGAAAAAGAGCTTGGTGGTATACCGAACACTTCTGAAGATGTAAAACAATCACACGCAGCAGCTATAGAATCATATATAGAAAAACACGTGGGTATAGATTTAGATGGTCATAGTAGGCCTGGAGATGAAATGGGAAGTATGTATTTTACAAGAACTTTAGAAGATTGGGCAAGGTTTGATATTAGTGCTAGAACTAAATTTGATGCCAGTATTAGTTCAGGTCTTGCAATTATGGCAAATCAAAAGAATGTATATCTTCCAGAGAAAAAACAATCAAAAATAAGTCTTAACTTTGCAACATATAATAATAAAGGAACATTAAGTGAATTAATTAGATGAAAGAGGTAAACATAAACATTTCATCTGTAGGATTCCCTAGTCAATTCGTATCTGATGCTGAGAAAGCAACTGATGAGTTTGGATTACAAATAGGACAGGCTATTCAATATGAATGGTTTCGTAAAGATTCTAACGGATGTAGATACTATAGTCAGTGGAGGGACTTTAACAGATTACGCCTATATGCAAGAGGTGAACAATCCATAGCAAAGTATAAAAATGAGTTAGCCGTTGACGGTGATTTATCTTATTTAAATTTAGACTGGACTCCAGTTCCTATTATTCCAAAGTTTGTAGACATCGTTGTTAATGGTATGTCTGATAGATTGTTTAAGGTAAAAGCTTACGCTCAAGATGCGTTAAGTCAATCTAAAAGAAATAAGTATCAGGAAATGATTGAAGGTCAGATGGCCGCTAAAGATATTTTATCTGTTATACAAGAGGGAACAGGTTTTGACCCTTTTATTATGAATCCAGATGAATTGCCAGCTAGTGATGAAGAGCTGTCTCTTTATATGAATCTTAATTATAAGCCGGCTATAGAGATTGCTGAAGAAGAAGCAATTGATACAATGTTTGCCGAGAACCATTATGTTGATATTCGTAAACGATTAGATTACGATATGATGGTAACGGGTATGGCTGTAGCAAAACACGAGTTTCTTCCTGGCTCTGGAGTAAAAGTAGCTTACGTAGACCCAGCAAACATGGTATACAGTTATACTGAAGACCCGCATTTTAAAGATTGTTTTTACTGGGGTGAAATAAAAACTGTTCCGATTACCGAACTGATGAAGATTGACCCAACACTAACAAATGATGATTTAGAAAAAATTTCTAAGTACAGTCAAAGTTGGTATGATTATTTTAACACAGCTCAGTTTTATGAAAACGATATATTCTATCGTGATACTTGTACGTTAATGTACTTTAATTATAAAACCACAAAGAAGATGGTTTATAAGAAAAAAGTTAAAGACAACGGTAATATAAGTATGATAGAAAAAGATGATGGTTTTAATCCACCAGATGAAATGATGGAAGAAAACAATTTTGAGAAGGTAGAAAAAACAATTGATGTTTGGTATGATGGAGTAATGGTTATGGGGACAAATATAATTTTAAAATGGGAGCTTGCTAAAAACATGGTAAGACCTAAATCTGCATCTCAACACGCAATACCTAATTACGTAGCTGTTGCACCAAGAATGTACAAAGGGGTTATTGAATCTTTAGTTAGAAGAATGATTCCTTATGCTGATTTAATTCAGATGACGCATTTAAAATTGCAACAAGTTATATCACGTACAGTCCCTGATGGTGTCTATATTGATGCAGATGGTTTAAATGAAGTTGATTTAGGTACAGGAGCAGCGTATAACCCAGAAGATGCGCTAAGGCTTTATTTCCAAACAGGTTCTGTAATTGGTAGAAGTTATACACAAGAAGGTGATTATAATCAAGGTAAAGTTCCTATACAGCAGCTTACAAGCAATTCTGGCGCTTCTAAGGCACAAATGCTTATAGGTAACCTAAACCACTATTTAGACATGATTCGAGCTGTAACAGGCTTAAATGAAGCGAGAGATGGTACAATTGCTAACTCTGACGCACTAGTAGGTGTTCAAAAGCTAGCAGCTTTAAGTTCTAATACAGCTACTCGTCATATATTAGATGGTAGTCTTTATATATATAGAACGTTAGCTGAGGCTTTAACTTATAGGGTAGCGGATATTTTAGAATACTCAGATTTTAAAGATGACTTTATTAATAAAATAGGTAAATACAATGTTAGTATACTTGGAGAGATATCTGATTTATATATATATGACTTTGGAATCTTTATTGAATTGTCTCCAGACGAAGAGCAAAAGGCAATGCTTGAGCAAAATATTCAAATGGCATTATCAAAAGGGGATATTAACTTGGAAGATGCTATTGATATACGTGAAATTAAAAATCTTAAACTTGCAAACCAGTTACTTAAAGTAAAACGTAAAGCTAAGCAAGAGGCTGACGATAAAAGAGAAATGCAAAAACAAGCTATGGTTTCACAACAACAATTACAGTCTCAACAAATGGCTGCGCAAACAGCTATGCAAAAGATTGAAATGGAAACACAAGCTAAAATGAAATATAGACAAGCAGATATTGCTTTTGAAATAGAAAAACAAAAAGCTGAAGCACAATTAAAATCACAATTAATGCAACAAGAGTTTCAGTATAGCCTTCAACTACAAGGTATGACGCAAGAACAAATATCTGCCAGAGAAAATCAAAAAGAAACTGCTAAAAGTGACAGAATAAGTCAACAAAATTCACAACAGTCTGAGTTAATAAATCAGCGTAAGAATAATTTACCTCCTAAGAATTTTGAGTCTAATGAAGATTCCTTAGATGGTTTTGACCTTGCAGAATTTGAACCTAGATAGTGTTTAAATTTTGCGTAACTTTGCAACTAAATTAAATTAAATCAAATGGATATTAAAGTAAGAGAAGTAACGGCTGAAGAAAAGTCGTCTCAACAAATAGAACAAGAACTCCTTGAAAAACATGAGGAGAAGTTTCAGTCTCAGACTGAACAAGAATCTACAGATGTTAAGGTTGAAGAACCAGCAGCAGAAGTAGAAGTAAAAGAAGAAAGTACACAGGTAGAAACTCCTGTTGAAGAGGTAGTAGAAGAAAAACCTCCGCAACTAGAAACTCCACCTGAATTAAATGAAGACGAAGTTCTTTCATATATTGGAAAAAGATACGGTAAGGAAATTAATTCTATTGATGAGTTAGTTAGCGAGCGTGAAGAAAGCGAACCGCTTCCTGAAGACGTTGCTGCTTACCTAAAGTATAAAAAAGAAACTGGACGTGGTTTTAATGATTTTGCAAAATTGCAAAAAGATTATTCAGACTTAAGTCCAGATGCTTTGCTACGTGAATATTATTCTATAACTGAAGAAGGTTTAGACCCTGAAGATATAGATATGTTAATGGAAGATTTTGTTTATGACGAAGAAGTTCATGAGCCAAATGAAATTAAAAAAATAAAACTAGCAAAGAAAAAAGAGATTGCTAAAGCTAAAAAGTTTTTACGTCAACAACAGGAACAATACAAACAGCCTCTTGAGTCAAGGGAAAGTTCTGCCTCTGTAAATAACGATGAACTGATAGAATATAGGCAATATTTAGAGTCAGCTAAAGCTCAACAGGATGATGCTATTCAAAAAAGAGAATGGTTCGTTAAAAAAAGCGACGAGGTATTCAGCTCCGAATTTAAAGGTTTTAAGTTCAATATAGGAGAGAATGATGTAGTGTATTCCCCAGGTAGTGCTTCTGAACTTAAAAAAGCTCAAGAGACTCCACTTAACTTTGTAAATAAGTATTTGGATTCTAATGGTTTTATTAAAGATGCAGAAGGTTATCACAAAGCTCTAGCTATAGCTATGAATCCTGATAAATTTGCTGAATTCTTTTACGAGCAAGGTAAATCACAGGCTACTGATGATGTAATACGCAAAACAAAAAATATAAATATGAGTGAGCGTAGTGCACCAGAAGTTTCTGTTAAGTCAGGTTTTCAAGTTAAATCAGTTTCTCAGCCTTCAAACAAGGGACTGAGAATTAAGAGTATTAAAAAAACGTAATAATAATTTAAAATAATATAACATGGCAGGACAAGTAAAAGCAACGCCAACATTCGCGTTGACTCCGAGTTCAGAAAGAACTCCAACAGCCCAAAACTATATTGTAAATTTTGAT